GTCTCGAAGTCACCTTCCATGCTGGTCTTCATTGGTACGCGGACGAAGTGCTTAAAGCCATTCGGAATGTCCGTGCCGAGGAACCATGCGTCAACATCGGTCAGGTAGTGGTTAACCATGTACCCGCCCGGAATTGCAGACATTGACCGCAGGGCATTGATGTCATTCTTAGCGAATGAGTCAGCACCAGCAGTACCGCCAGCAATAGTTGACAGTTCAGACTTCATCAGGCGTTCAGCAACAAACTGAAGGTCTGATGGGATAACCAGCTTAGTTGGACGGGCGGCAATCTTGAGGCCACGCTCGTCTGTCCATTTGCCGATTGCGATGATTGCGGCTTCCAGAGAAGTCTCGTTCAGGTCAACAGCAACCGCTGGTGTGTTGCCGTTAGTGGCACCGTTTACCAGTGGGTGTGCAGTGTTGAACAAGGACACGCCGTCACCACCAACTTGGCCAGTGAAGCCAGAGTTGAACAGGTCTGCGCCTTTTACTTCCTTGGTGTGCTGGAACGCACGAGCCAATGCCTTGGTGTAACGAGCAGACAGGCTGTCGTACAGGTTGTCTTCAACCGCTTCTTCAGTAATTGAGAAGCCCATTGCAATGGTTTCGTGTGTATACCGCCTGGTGTAAGCCTCTTGTGCGTCATCATAAGTGATGGCGGCACCTTCGTCTTTCACTGGCGCGGCTCCAAAGCCACTTAATTTGGTTTCCTCCTCAAAGCTACGCTCTGAGTTTTCAACCTCGAAACAGCTACGCCATTCTTCTGGGTAGCGTGCGTACTCCATGCCGAACAATGCATTCAGACCCGGCAGGAGTTCTTTCATTAGCTGTGCGCGTGCAATAGCCATTTTACAACTCCCTTAGGTAATGCTTGCGGCCATGAGGGCATGTTCAGACTGGTTCATCATCACGACAATGTCGGTGTATGAATCACCTACTGAAGAGCCAACACGGTCTACGAAGTCTACGATGCGCCAGCAACCACCAGTGATAGCGGCTGTTGATGCGTCTGCCTGAAGGCCAGAATTACCAGTGGTAGTATTACCAGCGGAAGTCTGGACAAGGTCAATGGTTTGACCAAGTGCAGTTTGTGCAACTGCGCCGTCAGCTTGAACTTCGTACAGAGTGAAAGGATTGATGGAAACAACCGCTTTAATGTCGGAAGCGGCGATACCACCGGGGTAGTATTGCTTGTGAGTTACCTGACCAGTGTTTGGGTCTGTGTAAGACACACCCATGAAAACACCGACAGGGTTAACTTCACCAGCGGCACTCTCACGGACGAGGTAACCATCGTCAGTGGAGTTTGTGACATCAGCGAAACCGACAACATCACCATTGAAGATAGCCGTAGCGTAACCAGACTTGATTGGAATCTCACGAGTCGAGCCAGCAAACGGCATACCCCCAAGGAGTGCAATCGGCTTCAGGCCACGGGGGGCTGAAGTAGCAGACATTATGTCTCTCCCTAAAGGTTAGATTATAGCCCCCAACCGAGTGTTAGGAGCCTTTTCCAAAGGACACACGACTAGAACGCTCTGGAGCGTTAATCGGCATCCGTGGGTTGGATTCCCGCATAAGTGCATTGTCAACGGAGTGGATGGCATCAGTAGACTGTTGCCGATAGTGTTCGTTGCGTTGCTGTGCCATATGTTCGGGCATCCGGCAGAGAAGCAGACCACCTACTTCGATGTTGCCTTTGAAGCGAGGGTTCGGGTCTAGAACAAGATGTTCCATCTCAGGGGCCTCTTCGATAGGAACTGCCTCCCACCCCTCACGGAGTTTCTTAGAGTAGTTCATCGGGTCGTCTTGTCCCTGAGTAGCGATGCGAACCCACTTAAATGTGTAACCGTCTTTTGGAAGAGGGTCTGGCAACATGTTAGGTGGAGACCAAGTTTGGGGGCGTAACTCCTGTTCACGCTTCTCTACTGAACGAGGGGTACGGGATGCTTTTGCTGTATCAGACATGTGAATGCCTCCTAATTATCAAGCGCAACAAACTGCTTTGCGTATTCCTCAAGGGGAACACCCAAGCGTTTCGCTACGGCCACCTGTGAAGGTGAGAGTCGGACTTTCTTGGAACGGCCACTTTCGTTGCCTCCCGGCGTAACCACAGAGGTTGCGTTACCCTTTCGGGTCCGGCTTGGCGTGTCCTGCGCCTCGCCTTGAAACTTGTGTGGGAACTCTTCGCGCATTCGCTGGTCAATCATGTCGTAGTATCTGTCACTACTCGCCTCGACCCCACCTCTGACAATGTCATCGTGGATAGCGTATGCGGCGTTGGTCATAACCATGTCCTTGTTAAACCAAGGATTACGACCAGCCCACTCCACCGCCTTAGTATCTGGTGGCGGTGCAATCGGGTCATACTGCTGATAATTATCTGGCGAAGCCTTTGTCCGCATTGCTTCCAGTTTTGTGTTCTGGGAAGCCGCTTTAATCATGCGGTCTTGTGCTTCGATTATCTTGTCAGCATCACCGTCTTCATATGCTTTTTTATAATCAGACTTTGCTTTTTCAATGTCAGCGTTGATACGCGCTTCCATCTCAGTTACGGATGTATTAGAGAACTCTTGTGCCGCTTTACGCAGTGAGTTGTTCTCATCCATAGCCTTCTGGGCTACGCGATAGTATTCGTCACGCTGTCGTTCCGCTTCGCGCTGTTTGTGAACTAGGTCATCAATACGCTTTTGGAACTTGGATGATTTCTTTGGCTGGTCTTCAGAGGCTTCTAAATCCTGCCCAGAATCATCCTCTTGAACTTCCGTTTCATCTTTCGGAGTTTCTTCTTCATTCTCCTCCAGTTCGACTTCCAGTTCATCATTATCCTTAATATCTTCTTCACTCATGCTGTTGCCCTCGAAACTTTGGTTGGGTCATCAACGACTGCTAAGATTGCGTCATCGTTAAGAATACGCATCTCACAACCGTCATATTCAAAGCGATGTCCGGCATATTTACTGACCATCACCCAGTCGCCTTCCTGACACCAAGGCCCTGAAGCGAAACGATAATCTGTATCGGGGTACGCAGTTTCCCCTACAGAAATGACTTTACCAACTATCGAAGCAACATCTTCTCGTGACTTTGCTTCCGTAGGTAGGATTACCCCACCTTTGGTTTTTTCTTCTACCTTCGGCATCACAATAAGAATGTGATAACCCATAGGTTTTGGCGGGTTGTCAGGTACGACAACCGCGCCCGTACTGTATACGGACGACATACTTTCTCCTGTTAGCTTACTTACCTAGCGGTCAAGCCACGCCGAGTCTCAGTCTTCTGAGAGATTGAGGAGGTTCAGAAGTTCTCGTTCTGCTATCGCCAGACCTTCAATCTGACCGACAGTTCGCTGGTACTCCTCAAATGATTTTGCGGAACCGAGTGCAACATTATCAGTTAACTCGTTCATATAGTTCCGTAAGGTCTTGCGGACCTCATCCGCAAATGCATGAACTTGTGGGTCCATGTAGAACTCCTTTAGCTTATATATAACATGATGTTAGTGGTCAGTGCCGATGTTATTTAGCGTCTGCCCTTCATCAGGTCTGCTTGCACCTTCATCGTTGCTATTTCTCTTTGTTGCTGGAGTCGTTCTCTTTCAAGTTGGGTACGCATGTTAGCCTTCTGGAGTTCCACCTGTGCGTCCAACTGTGCTTCCTGTGCGTCCTGCTGTACCTTCGCTTGTTTGATTTGCAATTCTGCTTGCTGTTGTTGCATTACTGGGTCCTGTGCCGCCGCCATTTGTCGTTCAAGAACAGCCTGTTGCTGTGCCTTTCCTGTCATTTGTGCCGCCGCTTGTGCGGCCTGTGAGGCAATTCTCATCTCTTCGTCCTCGGTCAAGCCGCCCTCTGCCTCTCTGTTGAGAGGCGGCAGTTCATCAGCGATGAGTTCCTGCGCCTGATTGCGGTACTTGTGTGCCATGTGTTCAGAGATGTGCGCTGACAGCGCGGCAGTAATCTGCTTGCCCATTGGGTTCTGCTGAAGACTTGGGTCTTGCATGAGAGACATGTGGGCAGAGATGTGACTGTCGTGGTCTTGGTAGGAAAAGACTTTGACAGGTGCGCCAGCCATCATCCGTGCGTTCTCTGACACTGGGTCAAACGCTGGGACATCTGTTGGGTCTGGCACGATTTCGTCCACACCGTCTACACCAACGGTCTTGAGGAAAGAGCGATGCAGTTTTCTCAAGTCGTATAGTTGTGGTGCTTGCGCCGATGTTTGCAATGCGGCCTGTTGTTGCATAATCCGCTGTGCAAACGATGTGGCGTTGGGGTCAGAGACAGGTATGATATCAACTCGGTCATCAAAATCTGACCTCGCTATTAACGAATCTGCCCCAACATCATATGGATACTCAGGAAGAGTATCCTTAATGATAGCCGCTAGTAGTTTGAACTCGCGGCGTAAACTGTTGTGTAGCCTTGCGTGAACGGCAGACATGACTTTCATTGACCGTTCAATCAGGGCAATGGTTGTTCCGACTGGTGCCTCTTGGTTGCCCTCGCCAATCTGCAAGTCTGCGATTGATGCAATGCGGCGACCCTCTTCAACCAGCACACCCATCAACTGGGCTAGGGTAGGGGACGGCTCCTTGAATGGTAAGGGTAAGATGTTGTCGCGTATCGCCCCACCCGGAAGGTCAATATCTCTGAACTCTCCGGGTTCGATTGGCTTGTCGTCACCTTTAATACGCAAGCCTCTGGCCTTGAATCCGGCAGGAAGGTTTGCGAGTGTCCCAGCGTCAATGAGTTGACGCAGAATTGAAGTGGAAGACTTAGCGATAGAACCAATGAGATGTATAAGCCCGAAGCCATAGAATCCAAGCCCCGGCTGGAATTTATAATGAACGAAGTGCTGATGCGGCTCCGCTAGTGGGTCGTCCTCTTCATAATTACGGCGAACTGATAGAACGGAACCTGATGCGTAGTCGATTGTGACGACATAGGGGAGGTTGAGTCCTGATGGCTCTCCGTCTTGTCCAAGGTGTTCAAACCCTTCGAGGTCGAGTTCAACGAAGACTTCGAGGAGTGTTCTGATGTCTGACTCTGAGACCTCTGTGACTCCTGTGAGTTCGTTGTATTTTGTTTGTATATCACTACCTTCATTCGCATTTTCTCCCAAGTCGAT